GAGCGCCGGTGGTAATTGGGACCAGGAGTGGGTCGATGCCCAGTATGGCACCACGGGTACGGGTCCGCAAGCAGTCCCCCTCAATTGGATGTTCATGCACGATGATGAATGATCATGCACTACTACATGTTGTGTTGACGCGGGGGGTGGCTACCAGATATGGTGGTCGTGCTGGCAATAGCCAGTATCGCGCCGGTTGTAGTTGCCGGACCAGGAGAAGTTGGCGTCAAGCCGAGTGACGGCCCTCTCGAGAGATCGGGGGGGCTGTTGCTATTGTGGGGGGCATGGCAAAAAAATCGTGCGCTTGTGCCGTCCATCATCACGGGGGGTTCACCCACGGGCCGGCAACAGAAGGCGGCGACAAGTACTGCTTCGACTGCTTCGTCATCAAGGAGTGTCACCTCGCTCCCTACCAGGGGCCACCGTGCGACACCCGCGATGGGGCGGAGCGATGCTCACTTCTCCAGGGCCATGCGGGGCCACACGCGTACCAAGGTTCGCTTCTCTAGCCGCTCGAGGGTGTAGCCTTCGGCCCTATGGCAGCCACAGGTGGAGCACACGCAACAACCGCAACTCTCGGAGCAGGGGTCGCTGACACTTGCACGATGACGGGACCGGCGAACAACACGCCGGCTGAGATCGTCCATCACGGTGACGTGACCGACGTGATCTACTTCCGACTCGACGGGACGACCGCAGTAGCCGCGGCAGACGAGAATCAGGTGCTCCTCCCGAGTGAACGCCTGTTCGTGCGCCTGTCCCCGAGCAACGCAGTCTCGATCATCTCGGCAGGGGCCGCGACCTACTCCGTCATCTTGATCTGATGGAAGACGGCCAGGAGGGGCCGGTCGATCCGAACGATCAGTGGGTAGGCGACGACCGCTTCGCCCATCTCATCGAAGACGACCTCGACCTCGAGCCAGCACCGGAAGCGCCGACGTACGATCCCGACGCGGACGACGAGACCCCTCGAGAGAAGCGGAACAAGAACTGGCAGGCCGGCGTCGATCGGCGCATGATGATCCTGTCGCACATCTCCCAGGGCACCACCGTCAAGGACGCCTGTGAGAAGGTCGGGATCTCCCACGTCACCTACAAGGGCTACCGCAAGCGCTTCCTCCGATGGGCGCACGTCATTGACGAGGCCCGCGAGTACGCGATCCACCACCGCGGCGAGGGTGCCAAGTCCTACAGCGGCTCCGTCCCCTCCTTCATGAACACCTACTTCGGGATGCCCCCGACGTGGTTCCAGCTCATGTTCCTCGATGAGCTCGCCAAGACGCCCAAGGGCAACATCCTCATGGTGCTGTGGCCCCCGGAGCACGGCAAGACCACCACCTTCGAGAACTACGCGAACATGATCCTGGCGACCGACGCCTCGTGGCGCTCCCTGGTGGCGAGCGAGAACCAGGGCATCGCCCGCAAGATCCTCGGCCGTATCCAGCACCGCATGAACCCGCTGGGGCCGTACCCGGCATACGTCGCCAAGTACGGACCCTTCGTCCCCCAGGCCGGCGGCGGCATCGCAGAGGTGCGCCAGCCGTGGACCGACACCAAGTTCAACGTCTACAAGAAACGGATGAGCGATGAGCGCAACTACTCAATGGAGGCAGTCGGAGTCGGTGGGTCGATCGTGTCGGCTCGAACAGACCATCTGCATGTGGATGACCCGCAGTCCACGAGGACGCTGGGCCAGACCGACAAGATCACGACATGGTTCCGTCAGGACGCGCTGAGCCGACCGGCGGAGAACGGCATCACCTCGGTCTGCGGCACCCGCGTCGGTGAGGGCGACTTCTTCGAGGAGCTCCTGGAGGACGGCGGGCTCGATGACATCATGAAGGTGATCCGCTTCCCGGCGATCATCACCGACAACACCACCGGTGAGCAGAAGCCACTGTGGCAGAGCGTCGATGGTGGCCCCGGTCACACCCTCGAGAGCCTCGACCGAATGCGTCGCAAGGTGGGCGACGACATCTGGGATCGCAACTGGATGCAGAACCCCGGCGCGTCGCGCAAGGGCAAGGGCACGTTCACGGTTGACATGGTGGAGAAGTGCCAGAACAACGAGATGTCCCTCGAGGAGCACCCCGGCATCTACCACACCGGTGGCGACAAGCCCATCGTCTACATCGGGCTCGACCCCGCGCTCGGTAGCAAGAACTGCATCATCGCTGTGATGCCCACACCGCAGGGCAAACTCCAGGTGGTACGGATCCGTGAGGACATCGGCTTCGAGCGCAACGAGCAGATCATGGGCGCTCTGGAGAGCGTGGTCTCCTGGTGCAACATGACCGGCATGGTCACCGACGTGGTGATCGAGGACAAGAACTTCCAGCTCGGCCTCAAGAACGACGAGCGCATGAAGGAGATGTCGGAGCGACACGGCTTCAACATCCGCGGCCACCTCACCGGCTGGAACAAGTACGACCCCGACATCGGCGTTGCCTCGATGACGACCAGCTTCATCAAGAACGAGGTTGTCCTGCCCTGGCGGGACGATTCACTGACCCAACACGAGATGGGCGAGTTCAAGCGCCAGCTCTATGCTTGGAAGCCCGGAGCCCGCGGAAACAAGCTGCGACAGGACCGCGTGATGGCCTTCTGGTTCGTCTGGATGCTCTGGCGCAGCCGGCACAAATCGCTCGAGGGAGTGGGGAACCACCAAAACACCTCTTGGACAAGGCAGAATAGGTCGAGTTGGAAGGTCAACGAACAGGGACTCATGGTCCCGCTGGGAGCAGCATGAGGGACTTCGCACAAATCCGAGAGATGACGGTCAACCTCCAGCGGCGACGCACTGCCCTGGTGAACCACATGCTCGAGGTTCAGCGTTTCTACCAGGCCGACTGGGTGACCCCTCTCCCTGATGTCCGTGGTGAGCCCGACATGGCCCACCTCACCCCCTCGCACGTCACCGACGTGGTGGACTCTCTCGCCATGCGCGCATCCGGCGTGACCCCCGTCACCTTCTGCCCCGCCCTCAAGCCGCACATCCCCGGCAGCGTCGTGAAGGCGACCACCAGGCGCAAGAGCCTCAACGCCACCTACCACCTCTCGAATTGGAAGGTCAAGCGTCGGCGCTACTACCGTCACATGACGGCGTACGACACGGCCTCGATCTACGTCCAGCCCGACTTCAAGGAGAGGACCATGAAGCTCATGGTCCGCAACCCGCTCGAGACCTACCCCGAGTTCAAGAGCGCCGAGGACGTGACGCCTCCCAGCTACGTCGCGTTCATCACCCGCTACTCCGGCGACAACCTCCGCCACCGCTTCCCGCAGGTACGCGAGGAGGCCGGTGGGCCGATCGCAGCCCAGCATGGCGACGAGCAGTGGGACATCTTCGAGTGGGTCGATGACGACCAGATGGTGTTCGGCCTGCTCGGCCCCACCACCCTCGAAGGGGATCACGTCAACGCCGGCTACACCACCGCGGTTGGTCACGGCCCGTGGATGCAGCTCGGCCCCAGCGTCAAGAACCTCGCGGGTCGCTGCCTGGCAGTCACCCCCGCGGAGATCTCGCTGCACAACATCGGCAACCGCCTCAACAGCCTGCTCGGCTCGGTCAAGATGCAGGCGCAGCTCATGGCGATGGAAGTCAATGCCCAGCAGAAGGCTGTGTTCCCCGACGCCTACGCCGTGGCGAACCCGAACGAGACCCCGCAGATCGTGGGCGGCGAGTGGAAGGACGGCCGCACCGGCGAGATCAACCTCCTCTCGGGTGTCAGCGCAGTGGGCACGGTCAACGCGAGCCCGCCACAGCAGACGGCCCAGATGATCGACCGCCTCGAGCGCAACTTCAAGGTGTCTGCCGGCATGAGCCCCCAGATGCAGGGCGAGAGCTACGGGTCACTGCGTACCGGCCGTGCGCTGGACAGCATGATGGCCTCGAGTGTGGACCCCCGCATTCAGGAGCTCCATGAAGTGACCGAAGCATGGATGCCCGCAGTCAACAAGGCCATCCTCGCCGGCTACAAGGGCTGGTTCCCGGACGACAAGTTCGTCTACTTCTCAGGCTGGACCGGCGACAAGGGCGTGGTGGAGTTCACCCCGGCCAAGGACTTCGACAGCCTCGAGAACACGGTCAGCTACAACATCCCCGGTGCCGACGTGGTGCAGGTCACGC